GTGTACTATTTGAAGTTTTAGTTACATTAAATCTAGCCTGTAATTCACTACTAGCTAAATCACCAAATAGTATTTTGTATTTTACAGGTCTATAAATTACCTGATCACTAATTGCTTTTTTAGTTTCTAAACTAGTAAACAAATTTGTAAGTTCACTAATAGTTGGCGGAGTAGGTTTTGTTTCACTTCTTCCATCATAGTTTGCCCAAGTTCTAAAATCATTGTCATAGCTATTAAGCAATACATAGGTGTCTACAATATTTGTTACTGCTGGATCAATGAGGTTGTTTATGTCACTAATTCTATCATACTGCATGTGTAAATTTGCTTTACCATTTACAGTAGTTGTACCACTATCATCATATACTGTGTAATTAAAACCATCTACAGTTTTTGTACCTAACTTAATTGTTTGTCCAGCAAGTACTTTATTAAAACTTTCTGGATTGGTTGGATAATCACTGTTTGTTGGATCAGCAACTGTTACTCTGACATTATGAGGATCTGTATAACCATCTTGGTATGTAAAATATCCAAATACATTGAACTTATAATCTTTGCCCAATGGTGTTGCATCTGTATCAGTAGTCTTGTTCATACTCAATACTTTTAAACAATCTCGTTGTGGCTTTTGTGTTTCACTACTAAATGTTTCATTGAAGTTTAAGTTACCAAACTTTAACTTTTGTGTGCTACCAAAAACCATTTGTGTTCTTCTAGTAAGAACTTCCCATTGTGTTGAACTGTAGTTTAATCTTATCACCCAACTATTATCTCTTCCTGTAGCTGTATTATCTGCTTCATACTGTCGACTCCATTGAGTTGCTACATTATTTGCTGTGGTATTAGCAGGAATGTTTGATGTTTCAATTACTTTCCATTGCTGTGCATTCGCATCGTATCTTAAAGCAAAACTGGTTTGTGCATTTATTTTACTAACTACATCTGCTTTTGTAGTTTTATCTAAGTCAGTATTAATTACAGGAACAATTCTATTGACTCTTGCACCTGCATTTATTATACCACTTAGTACTACTGCACCTTTGCCTGCGTTATCTAAACCAGTAGGAGCACCAGAACTATCATCATCTCCTATACCTTCTTTGTATAATCTATCTATTTTAATCCATTGTGTTGGAGCATCTGCTACTGTAATTGTTGCTGTAGCACTTGAACCGCCACCGCCTGTTATAGTAACAATAGTATTTGCATTATATCCGCTTCCGCTATTGTTTACCACAATGTGGTCAACTGCACCAGATTGTATAACCGCTGTAGCTGTAGCGCCTGTTCCACTACCACTAATAGTTACAGTTGGAGCACTGGTATATCCACTGCCGCCTGCTACCTTAGTAATTGTACTGATGTAGCCTGTTTTAAAGGGTGTGCTAATAAATTCTACTAGACTGTTCAAACTAGCTTTTTTAAGACTGTTGGTCTGTGTAAGTCCTACTCTTTGTACATAAGCTGTGCCGCCTGTGTTGTATGTAAAATATCCACTACAGCCGTTTGCACCTTTTGTTACTTGATTCCAACGAAATACATTTGTTTCATCATTGAGTGTAGAATTTACAACTGTAATTCCGTCAGTTGTGTTATTAAAATCACTTTGACTGTTATACCCACTGCTGGTATATCCTTGTCTATTATAATAAAAGTTTTTGAGTTCAGGATTACTAAGCAACGGTTTAATGTGCAAGTCATAAATTTGTGCACCAGTTAATGTTGAAGGCATACTAATTAAACTTCTATTGGTTACATTATTCTCATACACATAAGCATCATCAGTGTACTGTGTAGCATCATTGTATGTTGCAGTTGGATCGTATATGTCTCTGAATCTACTGTGTCCACTGTGGACTCTGTTTACACTTTTAATCTTACTAATATTTTCACTTACTGTAACTGGAAAAATACTGTAATCATCTGCTGTTACCATTCTATCCTGTGTTGAAAAGTATCTTGGAGCATTTGCTTTTATACTTGTAATACTTTCACGTTCACTTGCATTAGTAACATTTGATTTTAAACTACAGATAAAAGTTGCATTATAATTGTTTCCATCACTTCCGACATATTCTACAATTAAATTTGTGTTGTTGAAGCTACTAGGCTGAAGTGTATATGTTTGGTTTAATCCTGTTCTATACCAAACTCTAACTATACCGCGTGGTATGTTTCCAAAGTTGCCGTCTCCAAATACAATACTAATTTGATCATTTTCTCTGCTTGTAATAGTATAGACATCTCTGATATTATTAGATCTTGCATTGAATATAGTATTAGCACCAAACTGTTTGTCTACTCTTGTCCAACTTTTTTGAACTGTACCAACTTCGTCGATTGTCTGTACCCATACGTTACCACTTGCAACGTTGTCAGCATTTATATCAAGCACAATGTTTGAGATACCTTCATCAATAGTAAAGTCTTGATGTGCTAAACTACCTTGTTTAAATCCTACAAAGAATCCTGTATTTGAACTTGTGTTTCCACTATTGTCATTTCTATATAATAAATCTATTACACCATACGGATCTGGTGTTTTCTCTTCAAGTACTTGACTTGCGGTGTTTGTTTTTACACTGTGAAAACTAAAAGCTGTGCTTTTATTGTTTACTACATTTTGAAAATTTCTTACTGCGATATTTGCAATACTATTTGTTCTATATATCTCGTTGGTTATGCCACTGTTACTAAACTTACTGTAGGGAGAACCAAACTGACTACTTGATTGAAATATTGCATTCATAATTGTTAAAAAGTTTTGATAACTATTTGGATCTGTACTGTCGTCAAATTGTACACTATTATTAGCTAAACTTTGTCCACCTGCATCAAATACATTTTCGTTTGTTTTTACACTATCAATTTTAAGGTAACCGCTAGCAACAACGTTTCTTGTAGGTGTGTATCCCAAAAATTCAGCAATGCGTAAGGCGCTATCTCTGCGTTCTGCTGTACTAAGATAATTTTCTCTACTGGCTAAGTCTGCTCTAAATGCTAAGTTATGTCCTAGAAATGCCATAAGTTCTATTAAACTTACAAATTCACTTGAATTAATCCAGTCATTGTAATTCTCTGGATAGTTTTTGTTTATGTAGTCCACCATCGCATTTCTTATGGTCTCATAATCATATGCTTGGAAGTTTGCTTCGCTGAAACTTTCGTATACAACGCTGAAGTCTTCTGCGGCAAATAAACTACTTTGTCTTGCGCCTTGTGCCATTATACTTGCTCACCTGTGTATGTAAGAAACAGTTCTTCTGCTGTTCCTGTATCAATATATTCTAATCGTACACGAACTTCTAAAGAATGTTCGCCTGTTTTATTGAGGATAGCCTCTATGTATTTCCATCTCGGATCATTGTTTACAATTTCTGTTATATCTTGTAATGCATCTTCTTGTGTAGCGATATCTAATGGTTCAAACACCAATTCTGGTAGTATGCTACCAAACTTTGGATTCATAACTCTTTCGCCTCTACGAGTTTGCAAATGATTCATTAGATCTCTTTTAGCAATATCAACATCTTCAAGACGTTTACTGCTAATTGTTTGATCTACACTGCTATATCCTATATAAGTTACCATACTAATATTTATTGCAAAATTAACTACCCAGTTTATATTTTAATGATAGTTTCAATGAAATCGTCTGTTTGTAGCGTTTTAGTAATTGTAAGTGTTGTTCCGCTTATTGTAAAGTCAAATAGGTGTTGTATAATGTCTCCATTCACAATTACTTGTAGCTTTTCTGCTGGTGTCATACTAGGTGTTTTGTTGAGTGTAAATGTAGTTGTACCGCTATATGTAAAATTTTGTTTAATTAATGACTTGGTATATTTGTTTGATATATCTCTTTTTATACCTTCTGGAGTAAAAGGTAAAAATTTAAGTGTTTCAGCATAATATGCATATCTAGCTTTTCTCAAATCATTATCAGATAGTAGATTCTTTTCATTTTGGTCACGCATATTAAATATACCGTTTGTTCTCATCCATGTCCTATTTTTGCTTTTACCATAGTCTGCTAGACGTAGTACTGTAGCCGCCTTAATACATTTTTCGTTGTTTATATCACTGCGTTTTATCATATCAGCTACTGTATCATATGCCTTTGTTTTGAGATGTGGTAATAAGTTGTATTGTCCTTCTACTGCATCTACATAAAATATTTTACCTGTAGCCCAATTTAACAAAACAATACCATCAAAAACACTTTGGCTAATTAGTTTTATCCCGTTTGCTTCGATTTGATCTTTTACTAGTTTTTGTTGTTTATTAAATTCTGTTGTCCATGCGTCATATGCTTGTTGTTCAGTTATACCAGTCTCCGCACTACTTTCTCCATAAGCAAACCCATTATAACCTATGTATCTAGCAAAGTTAAGTGCAATTAATTCACATGCATCACTTGCGTTCACACTATCTATTTCTAATTCTGTATGATACAAGTGGTGACTTTGTACAACAAAGTCTTCCCATACAGTTTGATAACGTCTTGCTACACTATCTAACGCCATTAAAACGCACTCCCGTTTCTTGGATTGGTGTTTCTATTAGGTTTTTCATATCCCCCAGTTTGGGTAGTACTGCTTTTCGGATTATTAGGTGAACTTTGATTGTTGTTTTGTATTTTGGACATGTCTATATCTTTACCTGCTAGATTCAGATCACTGCTGGCGGCACTTGCAATTTTAGTTTGTTGTTCTGTATGTCCTCCCCAAGGTTCTGCTTCTGGAACTCTACCTGTTATACTTTGTTTTACAGTTCTATTAACACTGATATTGTTGTTTGTAGTTTTTGAAGCTTCTGATGCTTCTGGACCGTTTAAATCTATTAGTGCGGCAGTGGTTCTGCTGTTACCAACAGCTTTTAAATGTAGATTCAAATCAGTTGTAAGTTTGATATCTTTGTTTGAGTGTAGATTAAATTCACCTGTTGCTGTTTCCAGTTGAATTCCGTCACTACCTCTTGCTTTGATATTAACAGCATCTGCATCTAAAGAAAAGTCTCCTCCTACATGCATGTTCATATCATTTTCTGTGTGCATACTAATATCACCGCTACTGTAAATGTCTATTTTACCATCTGAACTAAGTTGCACCCAACTGTTACCTGCTTGATTAATTACATATACTATACCCGATGTGTCATTGAATAACATTTGAGCGCCGCCAGCACTGCGTAACCTTACAAGATTACTGTCACCTGCTTGTCTACTTTCATCTGGTGCTAAACTTTGTTCGCTTTTACTAGCTGTACCATCATCCATAACAAAACTATGACCAGTTGGGGTATTAAACCCAAATACATTACTAGGAGATTCTCGTCTTGCACTGCTACTGCTTAATCCTCTAACACTGTCTAATCCTAAGCCTTGTTTTGCCAATGCACCAGCAAGAGGATGTCTAGGTCTTGCATTCTTTTGTTGTGTTTTTTGCACTCCACTATCAAATGTTGGTGCAACTGTATCACCTTCGCCTTCTACAAAGCTGACTGAATTATCTGGAAAACTACTATTTCTTGTTGCATCAGGTAAAACGCCTATGATTATACCTTCTTGGTCATGTCCTGTAAACGCAACCAATACTTCTGTGCCAGGAGCAGGAGGGTGAGTACTCATACCATAACTTCTAGTATGATCGCTAGCTTGATAAGATCCACCATAAGGTTGTAAACGTCTTACCCTTGTGTATTTTTGTCTTTCCTCTTTGCTGTCTACTTTTCCTATTTTTCCGCCGCCAACCATATCTACATACATGTAACCTTCGTACCTGTCGTCTACAACATCGACTACAGTTGCAAGTTTTACACCTCTGTATGGATTTAATCCAGCAATTGGGTCATCTGTAAATGCTTTTGGTGCTCTTGTTGTAAATCCTGGTTTGTTTAAATTATCTGTCATACTAGTCTTTTCCCAAATGTTTGTAACCACTGTGGAGCTGTTGCATTCTTTTTAGCATATCCTCCCCAAACAGCTACAGTGCCTTGCCCATACTTAGCCGCATTATCTAGGTGAAAAACATTGTCGCCCATATAACCATTACCTGCGCCAAAACCTGTTATGCCTTGTTTTCTAGCTGACTCAAAAACTGCATGAATAATTGGTAAATCTTCAGCGACAGCAGAACTTAATCTTCTTCTGTTGGCACCAGTGCCTGTGTACAATGCAACATCTGCCGCATGTCCATCAGTATGTCTATCACTTGCACCAGATGGTCTGCCAGTTGTATCATCTTGCCCGCCACTGCGTACCTGTATGTCTACTCCTGTTTCAGCCGCCACGTTTGTTAACATTGTTTTGAGATCCTGTGCAATAGGCAACTTTCTAATTCCTGCGATTGTGGATTGATCTTCTGAAAATGTACCAGCGGCAGTTCCATTTACTGTATTGCCTAGATCAGATTTATCACCTGTTGATTCTTCTATTACTGTTTGATTGTCTTCACCGTCACCGTTATCAGTTTTTTCTTCTTGATTTTTATATTGATCAGCTTCGCTTCTTATGCTAGTATTTTCTACACGCCCACTCATAAGCTCGTCAATTGTAAAGCCTACATTGGTGTTGACATCTCTGAATGATTCTAGTGTCATTGTAAATTGACCATCACTGTAAACAGCATCAACTCTTGTTACTCTATACATTCCGATTATACCAAAGTTTTGTTCAGCAATATCCATAAGTCCCGACTCTTGGTCAGGATAGGTAGGAAAATTAAGATTTAAAAAGTAATGAACTCCTCCAGTAGCATAGTTTGCTCCTTCAGTACTAGCCATTGCTCCCTTAGGTGCACCTAACCAATAAGGATCTCCTCTTATTGAAATCATTTGTTGTACTAAATCTGCAAGCGAATTCAAATTAATTTCTACAGCACCTAACATAAAAGCACCTTGGTTTTTACTGTCTGGTGTTGCATCTCCTGTAGCTTTAGATTTTATTTGATTTTCGTCAAAAGTCAATGGTAAAACATTTGCTGAATCTTCGGGTTGTGCACCGACAGTCAATTCACTTTGTGTAATGTAACGCCTTGTAACAGGAGATAACTCCCTAGCGGTGCCTTTTTGATTAACTCTATTAAGTTCTTCTCTCCACAATTTTTGTGTCTTAGAAAATTTTTCTGACAGAGCAAAGTTTTCTAATCCTTTTCGTGAAATGCTAGTTTGTAGATCAGCTCTTCTACCCGATAGAGCATCTTGATTTCCGTATTGTGCTTGAATCCTGCCAGGAGACATTCCATTTCCGCCAAGGTTATCAATTTTATCTATTTCTGATTTTCGAGTTGTAATGTCAGAATTATTCTTGTTTATCTGATTTGTCATATCATCTAGTTGTCCTTTTAACAGGTTCAACTGTTCGGTAGGTCCGCCTTCTGGAGATACCGTTTGAATTCTAGACATCATATGACCATGATTCAATGCTTGCAATTGGAAGTAAGTATTTTGCAAACTAATGTCTAAATTTAACACTTCTGTGTTTAAACCAGTATAGGTATAATCAAATCTTTTGGCTAATAAACCTGCTCTAAAAATTTCACTGATACGTCTTTTTTGTAGTCTAGGATTTTTCACAACATCATTGTAGCTTACAGGATCATGTACAAGCTCAGATACTACATGAGATTTTATCTTGTATGTAACTTCTTTTTGGTATCGTTTACTTGCATAGTCATAAAGTAGATATTTTGTCTCTGTGCGAAAAACGTACCACTTGCTTAGATTTGCAAATGTTTGTGGTTTAGCTTCACCATCAGTTGCGGCATCTTTGTGAAATCCTCCTTTAGCAGTCGGAAGTTTCCTCATGTTATCTGTATGTAATAGTGCAACTATTACAGCATCACTTACTGCGGTACCTTTTTCAAATGTAAATGACAGTTTACCTTCACCTGTGACACTTGTGCCTCCTAGGTTCGTAGATTCACCACCCTGAGAACTTGAACCGAAAGTCCAATCTAGCCATTCTTCATCTCCATCATCTACTCCAAACTTATATACATTCGGATATGAACGATTGGTGTTTTTTGCTATTCTGAATTCTTCTTGTTCCTTTAATCTTTCTTCAAATTTTTGTAAGAATTCGCCAAATGTGCTTGCTTGTATCGTACCCATATCTTGCTTTAAATGCAAATTTTGAGGCTTAAATGCTTCTTGATGTGTTTCAATTAGATCTGCTCTATATGATGTGGCGCCATCTGCATAATCAAATGTTAGTCCGGTCATTGAACAAACATAGTAAAACGGTCCAACCATATCTTCGTCAACTGTGCCGTCTGGATTATATCCTATGAATTTAAGTTCTAATAGATAACATGCATGTAGATGATTTTCTATTCCTAATCTATTTGCGGCTAATATTATTCTGTTAAAAAATGTTGCACCACCTGGTTCAACTAAATTAAACGAAAACATATTAGCTAAGCCACTTCTGTCTCTGTTCTTTTTGAATGCTAGCACCAATGATTGATTTACACCTTGTATATTGATCTCTGCTTCAACACCTGATTCAGCCATTACTACAACTCTATCCGAATCAGGCTTAGTAAGCGATTCAAACCGATGTGCTTGGTCTGGATGTACCATCATCATCTTCCACTTGTAGGTGTAGGAATCGTATTTGTTTAAAACATTGTCTTGATAATAATCCGTAAACTTTCGTCTATCTCTATAATTAGGTGGCGGCATTAGTTAACCCCTGATGGCTTGTATTCTTTTGGAGCTTCTATCTCTAATCCTGCTTTGAAATCCATTAAAGGATCTCTTAGCTTATCTCTATTATAGTGTGCAAACACCCACCATAGTCTACTGTTTCCATACATATCTTGTGCTAGTAGGTCAGGTCTTCTATCATATTTTGCTTGTAGTGTCATTGAAATTATTCTATCACTCAGATTGTCTATATTAATAATAGGATTGTATAATTCTAAAAACTTTCTGTTTACTACTGTGTTGGCGTAGTTGCTACTGTTGCGATATTTTAGCATTAAATGAATCCTTCTTTGTACATATTACCGCTTATAAAACCGTTTGTGCTATAAACATTCTTTTGTCTGTCTGGATTCTGTTGAACACTTAATCCAATAAACATATTCATTACCACAGGAAGATTAGTTCCGTCTATATCTTTAAGATCAGACTGGCTGTCATAGTTGGTGCTAAAACTTTCAACTACTACAGGCACTCTATTAAATGACTGTGGGCCAAATGCACTAAAAGTTAAGACGGGAGGCGGAGTACCAGCTTTAGGAACATTACCTAAATCTTTTATACCAAAAAACATCTTAGTTACACTTCTTAAAAAATGTATACAAGCCAATGTATATCTACCTTCTTCTATCGTTACATTTGCAAATTGTGCATTCATTTGTATGCTTGGACTGGGCGTATTTCTATATGCATTAAAAGTATAATTGGTATGCGTCATATCATATGGACTATAGTTTACACTCTGACTAAATGTAATGTCAGGCTGATAAGGAAACATTATACCTCTATGAGGTTGTAAAGGACGAAGTAGATCATTACCTGTTATGTAGGTTCCCATAGCTCCGGGTTTAAGTTGTAGCATTGCTCTATTGTCAGCTTTAATTCCTTGTGCTTCAGGCATTTAGTCTGTCCTTTATAAAAGCAAACATCTCAGGATTAATACTGCCAAAAAATTCTCTGAACTGCATCATTTTTTGATTATCATTTAAACTGTCATTTTTCATTACTGTTCTAAAGTCGGTTGCACTCATACCACCTTCTTGTATTCCTACCTCATATACGTAAGCGCCTTGGTCACTAGGTACCATTTCAACACCAGGTTCGTAATCTCTGAGAAATCCACCACGCTTTAATCTACCTGCATCCTTAGCACTAAAAACAAGTACTACCGCAGTGTTGGCTGGATTCTTACCAGTTAAACTAACATCAGGTCTATATGGCTGTGTTTGCACAACTTTGTCTATTGGTATGTTAAACATGCTATTCATAATTTGTTTCTTCTCATCAAAGTTGAATGGATCACGCTCAGGTGTAGCAGTTTTGCTAACTGTAGTAGCGATAAATACATTAGAGGAACCAAACTGTTCCACTAGATCCATGTAGACTTTATGATGACCTTTATGCATAGGCTGAAATCTCCCACCATAAAACACAGCAATATCACTGGCTACGTCTTCTGTCAATTGTGCATATTTCATTATGATCTCCTATAGTTATATTTATAGTAGAAATAAATGGGTAGTTATTGACATATTGTAATAT